CATAAATAATATTATAATAGGCGAAGCAAAGCAAAGGCTCGGTCGGGGCAGAATAGTCCCTGTGTGCTGGCCCAGCGTTCTATCATAGTATATATAGTATACTTCTTCATCGAAATTGTGAGAAAATCTAGATTTTTCTAGAAAAACTTTTATTTATTTTCCCAGGCTTCTGTTTTACTTTTCACTCCCCCTGTCTATAATACATTGTTCTCGTTATACATTTCTTCTTTTGAGAGGTCAGTTCACTTTCGTTCTGACCTCTCTTATTTAGAAACTCTTCAAGACAACAGCTAGGAACTTTTTATTATTGCGTAAGAAGTGAACCATAGAAGGAGTTATTTGCCTCACCAGCTCTTCATTAGAAAGAGAATGTTTGCCGTCTATTTCTTCTTCCTCACCTAGGTAAGCCCCATCGAGAATAATGTGTAGGACTTCGTGTATAAGAGTGTCTATTTGGTCTTCAGCGTCCTCAGTTTGCGCCAGGAGGAGCTTTCCGTTATCAAAGCACACCATACCCTCAATAACCTCGAAGTCGTCTCCTAAGTCCTTACAGAAGCTTATAGCAAAGTCCTGCCACATTCCCTTTATTGAGACTCCATACCTTTTTAGCTCATTATAAACCTTTTTCATTTCTTTTTACTACGGAGCTTATTCTCTCTTTCAAACTTTAGCTTGTTAGAATGAAAATCTGAGTCCCAACCAAAGTCCAAGGTAGGAACATAGTAGGAACGCTCGCTAGAAGAACCACAGCAAGGACTTTTAGGTCTTTTGGCAGGCTTGTACTGAGGATAGTCTTTCTCGAAGACTTCGTTACAGGTTTTACATTTGTATTGGTAAGTTGTTTTCATAAAAGATTCTTTTTATTTTCACGGGGTTGAGGGTTGCTTTCCCCGCTTTTGGTACTGGCCTCTTTTTGTATAAGTAGAGCATAAGCCTCAAGAAACTCTTTTAGGAAAGATACTAAGTCTATCTTCCCATCATAAGGAATCACACTTTTCATAGCGCCACCTATCTTCTTTCGGGAACCTCTCCTAAGCAAAGGTAGTCCAAGTCCTAATAGAGACAACCAAGGAGACAACCAAGGAACACTATGTAATACAGGAGAGGATACTATAGACTCAGTAGAAGCCATCAAGTCTATACTATTTTCCCCCACCTGTAAATTTGGCAGGTAAGAAGAGTCACTAGGAATAACAGAACAACCAACTAAGAAGACAAACAAAAAGACTGGAAGGTATTTAGACATAACTCAAACAAGAAAAACAAGAAATAAAATAAATTCGCCCCTAAAGAAGAGGAGACAAAATAACAAAAGTAACAAAAACAATAGAGAGATACATAGTAATAATACTAGAGAGAGACATACAATACATTACATACATACATACCCACTACTTCTCCAGCATTATCATTCTATTCATAGAGAGGTTAGATACTAGTTGCTGAGCATGGTTGGTCTATTTTATTTATTGCTGGTAATGGTTGGTTAGAGTTGGTTCTAGGCTTGGTCTTGGTTAGTTAGAGCTTGGTTATGGTTAGTTAGAGCTTGGTTATGGTTAGTTAGAGCTTGGTTATGGTTAGTTAGAGCTTGGTTATGGTTAGTTAGAGCTTGGTTATGGTTAGTTAGAGCTAGTTATAAATAAAAAATTAGAACTCAAAAATAACCAACATAATTTCAAACCAACTCCCAAAAACAAAAATAAACACAAAACCAACTCCACCAAAACTAAAAACCCCCTCTAAAAACCTATTTCTAACCTTATTTCAAATACCTAAAATGCATTTATTTGGCCTGTTGTCGTCGCTAAACACCCTTTATTCTAGAATTAGGTATTTTCTCTCACCCAACTCTCAGCTTATCCTACCTAACTCAGAGAAACTAAGAGTAAGTTCCAAGAAGAGTTCTTACTCCCCATCTTTATTAGTTGGGAGTAGATGAAAGGATGTATGTTAGAACAGTATAACGTCCTCTCTAAGCCACCTGTAAGCTATTCTAAGAGCATTTCTAATAAAACATAACTCAGTACTCATGTTTATACTATACCCCCCTTAGAGAGCCTTAGAAGAGCTTACAAAGGATACTAGTTATTTATTAGATACTGGGAATAGGTTATCTATTATTACTATGTCTCTCTATTGTTTCTCTCTATTGTATCTGTTACTATTGAATGGGAATAGAATGAAAGAAACTAAAAGGTAATGAGAGATGGGTAAGGCTTCCTCTTTATAGAACTCTCATTAGGCATGATAAGTTATAAGTTTAGAGAAAGTTAGTTGGGAAATGGTGTAAATAAAGGTGGGTATGGGGGTATTTTTGATTTCTTGTTTATAAGTTTCCCTTCACACAACTGGGAAGAATTTTTCATTCCAAAATAAAAACCATAACTAACTCCAACCTAACTCCACCTCGCCTAAAACTCTATTCTCAACTAGTCTATACTAACCATTTCATAATAACTATTCAGATTTACCAAGACGCGACCCCAAAGGAGCGTCTACAATAGAGCAGGAGTCATAGTATGTAGTTTCCTCTAAGCTACTAAGTTCTAAGCTGGTCATTTGTATGTAGTTTTATTAGAGCTACTAGTTCTGAACTCCCACCTGACCGTCCTATTATAGTTTTATTGTTAGTATTTTCACTGGGCATTTTGTTATTTATTTCCCAGCACTTTATTATTTGTATCTTTGTATGTTTGTAGGTAGAGGATTCACCAGTATCTCCTGTATGCCATCTGTAAGCTCGTGTATGCTCATTTTAGTCTTTATGAGAGTACTGAGTCGTGTTTATACTATACCTCTCTCAGAACGGCTTACAGGAGCTCTCAGGGTATACTCCTAATAATAAGCATTTCACTACTTACTGTTCGTTGTACTAGGTCAGCACTGAGAAAAGCTTTCCATTCTATAAGATTTCTCTCTGGGTAGAACTCTATACCCCCATCTAAGAACAAGTCACCATCTAGAATAATACTTCCAGTAGATACTACCTCATAACCTTCTGGAATAGGTATTTCAAAGTTACCATAATTGCCCTGTAAAATCATAGTTAGGAAGCTCTCCTTTTCATAACAATTTGAACTACTGGAGCAGCTACTGAAGTACCACCAACATTCTTGACCGCTATTACATCTGTTGCGGCTACATTTAGGTTTAGTGTAGTGTCTGTCCCTGTTGTAGCTGAAGCATGAGATAGGGTTACTCCACTCGCTGTTCCATTCACATAGATTTCATACGAACCACTAGCAGTAGCATTCTGGCAATAAGACCATCCAACAATAGTAGAATCATAAACTGCCTGATGGCCTGCTGTGGCTGAACTAGTAACATTGCCTGCTAGTTTCATCCAGTTACCGACAGTCAAGTTAGCTGTAAAACCAAATGCTACCTGCCTTGGACTGCTTAGCCATTTTGCTCTTCCACTATCATACCAGAACTGTTCGTCCAAGTCAGTACGATAGAACATTTGGCCATCATAAGGAGTTCCTGGGAAGGTTGTTCCTGTGTAGTTATCCTCTAACCAACTATCAGCCCTAGTATCATTGTGGTATTGAGAGTGGTCATCATCAGATAAACCATCAAGTTGTCCGTGGTCAGCCCTTTGAGCACTAATGTAAATGTCAGTCTGTGCTATTCCTCTACAAGTGATGGTAAATAAAGTGTCCTTGTTCTGATAGATTTTTGCTACAGAAGAGCTTACCCAGTTCCAATCACTATCAATAACAAAAGTAGCATCGTATGTCGTTGGAGCCAGAACTAATACTTTGATAGTTTTGCCATCTATAAGCCCAGTTGCCGCACCAAGACTAATAATACCCGTAGTAAAGGCAGAAGCATCTGCTATTTGAATAGAAGCTTCCTCAAAGTCAGGATAAAAGGTTTGTCCTGTTGGGGTTAGTGTATACTCAGAGTCAATAAGACCTGTTGATAGGTTTAGGTCAGTAGTAAATGTGTTTGTTCCTGAGAAAGAGTTCGTTCCTGTTTTAGTAGGAACATCAGTAATACTTACTCCACTATCTGCTATTAGCTTTCCTGTCGTTCCATCGAAGACTACAATGTCATCATCAGTGGAGCTTCCTGGACCCACTACATCACCAGCACCAGCAGAACCAATAACGGTATAGTCAGCATTAGTAGGGGAGGTAGAAGGGTTATAACTGCCTACTGGGCCAGGCCAAGGTCCACTTCCAGCAACATTAGTTACCTGATAAATGACATCATCATAAATAACTAAGTCTAAATAGTTGTAATAGTCATTGTAGTCGTAGGTTGGAATAGAAGCTTGACCAGCACAGAGAACATCCCACCAAGTATTATTAGCTGGGGTACTATCAGGTGCGTTACCAGTAGTAGCTGTGGTACAAATAAAAGAGTGCCCCGTGTAACTTACAGCATCATTTATAGCATAAGTAGTACCAGCACTATAAGCTCCTGTCCAAGTAATAGAAATACCATCAGCGCCATCAGCTCCATCAGCACCAGGGGCTCCAGGGGCTCCATCAGCTCCATCAGCACCATCAGCTCCGTCTGCTCCGTCTGTACCATTAGCTCCTCGAAGACCTAACTGCGGGTGTACTAGCTTTTCTGCCTGTTCTAAATAAGTTCTTCTAGGTAGAATAGTATCGCTTGCCCTGCTGTTACGACTTCTATCTCTACTTCTATTGTTTCTTCTAGGCATTATACTTTATTTTAGTTCTGAGCAGGACAAGATGGTCTGACAAACAACCCTAATAACCTTTTCCTTTTGAGGACTTATGTTTATTTTGCCTTGCATCTCTTTGAAAATGAGGTCTAACTCAGCATCTATGTTGAAGATGCCAGATGACAAAGCTACTTTTATTTCGATAGCTAAAATGTGGGATACTTGGTGTAGGTATTGTTCCCTGAAATAGGGGGATAAAGCCTCTATTAGTATTCTCTTGATGTGTTTTCTATCAGTTAGGTGCTTATCGAAAATGAGACATTGAGGTTTTTCCTCAAGTTCTACAAATACTTCTGGAATAGTATTAGACATACCGCCAAATAACTGTTCTAGACCCACTTCCTGACCCAGAGGTTCTTCCAATAAGCCCCGCTCCTCCTAACATAATACCTCTTTCATCAAAGAAGGTTTTAGTTGAGTTGGCTGGAATAGTAATACTTCCCATAACAGAAGTACTGGTATAGAAATCTAGAGTGACTGAAGAACCTGTGCTATTTGAGGCAATAATACCCACAACAAGAGGTCTCTTTCCTGCTAGAATAGGGGCAAAGTTTACCGCTATAGCTCCTGACCAGTCTCCGTAGTCATAGTTGTAAGCATTTAGCTTGCCTACATAGTAGTCCCCAGTAGGTTCTGGGTCTCTTTCATCAATAAAGTCTACCATCAGATTATAATGTAGGTTAGACTGCCCTTTACGGCAGTAGCGGATGAGAGGTCAATAATAAGGTCTTCCCCGTCCTCTGTTACAAAACACCCCATAGGAGCCTCGAATGAAGTACTTTCCCCTGCTGGAATAGATACAACCCCAAGAGTGTTAGTACCAGATAGGATACCAAGGTCTTGAGCTACTGAACAACCTGCTGAGAAAGATAGAACAAGAATACGAGTTCCTGCTACACCTGTTACTAGTGTTGTAGTTCCTAAAGTAGCTTCCTCAAATGATAAGAAGGTAGGAATAATGGTACTCTTTCGGTAATACTTTGAAGAGTTTATTTGTGTTGATGAAAATGTTGCCATGATTATTTGAGCCAGTTTCCTCTGGGCTTTCGCTGTTTCATAGAAGGACGTTCCCCTCTATCTTTAGCACGTTGAAGGTCGCGCTTATACCTGTCTATTTTACGCCCAATAGGGGCATTTAGAGTGTCTTTTAGCTCTTTCATATAGGCATTTCTGGTTCTACTATCTATCTGCTTATTGGCGTCTAACTTAGCAGCATCTAACCAGTATTGACATGCCATAGATAAAGCATCTAGGCGGTCATCGTGAACCAATGAACCTTTATCCTTACTGATACGAGTTAGTTGATAGAACAACTTTCTGAGGTGTCCCTTCTTGTCGTGCCAGTCCTTCTTATTGTCCTCAATAATAACATTCTTATCAACAACAAGTCTATGCTGGTTGAGAAGAGGTTCGAGACAACCAATAATACGAAGTTCTTTTTGCTTGCTAGATGTTACTTCCTCTATGGCACACTTATGCTTTCTTGTTAGAACTGGTGTAAATAGTGAGGTGAACATGCCACCACCAAAGTTCTTTTCGATAATGACGGAAGTTATTTTATGTTCTTTTGCCAGGTCAGCTAGGAACTCTAAGTTCTTCTCTTCAAACCCTCCTTTGAGACCATTACAAGCAGTTATGTATAAGTATCCATTTAGTTGCTTTACCACAGCATAGGCAAGCTCATCCTCACCCATACCTGCTGGGTCAATAGCGAGAACTGAACCACGATAAGGCAGCATCTCCCCCACGCTTCTGTAAGCCCTGTAGAAGCGGTCTCCCTTGAGTCCAACACTATCTACATCAGTAAGAGCTAAGGATGCGTCAGAGCCCCACACAGGACGCTCAGGGGCAAGGTCTTTGTCTATGTCCATCACAATAAAGTCAGACAACTTCAATGGGAACTTGTTCTGGTCAGATAGGGTAGTATCTAATAGGTACTGAAGAGCGAACCCCGACCTACCATAAGATGCTTCTCGCTCTTGTAGGTCTTCCTCAGAGAACATTAGAGGGTTAGTAGGGGCACCAAGAGAGCCATCAAGACCACCACCAGACTGTAAAGAAGTGTCTTCCTCTATTTGTTTTGCTATGAATGGTGCTAAGTAGGGTCCATTGTTCTCTATCCACTTGCTGTCTGGGAACCTTCCAGGCCAGATAATCTTCTTGTAACCCCTATTCGTGAGAACATTGTAAAGACTATCCTCTACTTGTGGAGTTCCTAGATAGATAATACATCCATTTGGCTTGAGAACAGCGTCAAACTCTTTTACTCTTTCTTGAAGTTTTAGTCTAGCAGTCTGAGTATCCGAGGTATTAGGAGTCTCACCATCATCACAAATAATAATGTCTGCTCTACCCCCTGTAAGAGTTCCACCAATAGTTACACTACGAACTGATGGAGCTTGGTCTACACCTGCTGGACGAACATCAAATGAAATGTTAGACCATCTTTGCCCTCTTTGTGTGTCAGCAATAAGAGGTTGATAAATAGGCATCTCTACAATAAGTCTTTTAGAGAAAGTAGAGAAGTCAGTAGCCTTGTTCTGAGAAGCTGATACCACTAAAATGTTCAGGTCAGGGTTTACGGCAAGCAACCAAGGAACAAGAGAGCCAGTAATAATACTCTTTCCCACACCTCTAGCTGCCTGAAGAATGAACCTATTGGTTGGGGTTCTCTTATTATCTTTTACTATTGTGGCATTTGGGAACTTATCAAACCATTTATCAGAGTTTTTCAGACCTAATACTGGACGAAGAATACCCTCAAGGCATTCGATGATGTCGTATTGGATGGGGGTAGGTGAAGGAAGGTTCAAGTGTTCCCAAGTAAGTGCTGCGACATTCTTGAGGTTGAAAAGTTCCTTATACTCTAATACGGTTTTACTATTCTTCATCTAGGAAAGGTAAAGAGCGTAAGAAGTCCGAAGCTGTGGTTCCCTCTTCTACTGAGGTAAAGTCAGCATTGATACTATTATCTGTTAGAAGTTTTTGTAGGGCGCTAAGTTCCCCTGCTGATAACCTATCCCCAGAACTAATAAGTTCAGTATAGTAGTCAAGAAGAGAGATAAATAACCCCTCCATTACTTGTTCTTTTTGTTTCTTTTTCATTTTGTAATCACTTCTGGTTTTGTTGATACAACTAACTTCTCATCACTTCTTATTACTTGGTGGTTGTCAAAAACAGGTTCTGAGGTGTATGTAAGAAGCTCCCAACCTTTATTGATGAGAAGAGTTAGGACAGCAGCGCCCAATACCTTCATCCATCCTGAAATACTCTTCTTATAAGCCTCTAAGTTCTCAACCCTATTGATAATACCTTGTCCTTTTAGCCCACCTGAAAGACTGAACATAACGCATTCAATGTCCTTTCGGAGTTCAGTGAAGCTGTTATTCATGTCCTTCTTCATCTCAATAATACTTAGTAGTTGTTCTGAGTGAATAGTTAGAAGGTTGGAAATGTCGTGGTTCTTTACCCGTATCCTTTCAAGTTCTTTTTCTACATCTTCTATGTCCATTTTACAACCCTTTAGACACTAAATCTAGTTATGGTGAACTTAGCATCCGTCAAGTTCAATAGACTACCAACAGTGCCCCCGAACTCAGTACAGTCAACTACCAACTGAACATTATAACTCGTCGCTGGTGGGACTATAAGGATGCCTGAGAGTATGGAATTAGCGTAAGGACCACTCCCTCCACCCGAATAGGTTTCATTTGGTATAACTAGTGTTGCGGCAGAATCTATTGTAGCTGCGCTTGTTGTTGTTCCTGGGACATAAGCCTTCATGTAAGGGCGTACTGAGATAAAGTCAGTAGCAACCGTTGAAGCGTTTCTCCATGAAAGAGAAGACTCAATGAGATAAGTTCCTTCTTCTAACAAGACAGAACTAGCATTTTGAGGAACAGCATCACTAAAAGGAACAAGAGTAATGTAAGAAGTTCCTGTGGGTTGAAGAATAAGCTCTTCTGCGAAGCCTGTTTGTAGTGCTAGTTTTAGAGTAAGAACGGAACCATTACCAGCGCCAAATGATGTTATTGCGTTTGTGGTTTGGTCATGACCATTAGGCGTACCCGAAATAACGGAAATCTTTGCAAAGGCTGATGGAGAAGCTGGGTTCATTACTGCCTCTGAAAGTTCCCCGTTGCCATCAAGAACAGGCACCTGTCCCGAAGAGGTTCCACTATTCAATGTAGCAGCACTTCCTAGACCTAAGTTAGTAAGAGCGGTAGGGGCATCATCTAAATCAGATAAGTTATTTGCCTTTTCTAAGAAGGAAGAGGTTGCTGGAGTACGGAAAACCCAAGCACCAGAAGCAACCTCTATAGTACTTCCATCTGCTTCTAACGTAGGACTAGGTAGGTTTCCAGCATCAAGAACTTGGTTCTGAACAAATAACTTTGTAGCAGCATCATTATAGTCCTCTGGATAAGCTACATTTATTATCTTTTTACTTTCAGCGTCCCACGATACCCCACTATCTTCTAGGCTTAGGTTATCCTGAACGGTATCATGGACTTCCTGAACACCATTTAGAACATGCTCCATAGCAGCATTTAGGTCTTCAGAAGAAAGACTACCTGCTTGGAAGACCACTGGCCTATCAGCTTTGTCTAAGTCCTCAACCCTAGCAATCTTGATAACATCCCCTACTTGAAGTCCTGATGCAGCAGTACTTATTAGGGTCATGTCTAAAGCGCCCTCGCTCCCTGACAAAGTAAAGAGACTAGTTTCTGCGTAGTCCCCAGGGGGAGTTCTGAGATAGACCTTGATAGTTGTCTCAGACCTGTAAGTCTTCGTAAAGGTGTAGGTCTTGATAGCACTATCAGACACGGTAAATGTTTCGTAGGAGTAAATCATGTTTTATTTATTTTAGAAATGTATCTAATTCAGGTGAGACGAGACCCATTTGTTCGCCGTATTCTTCTTTTATCTGCCTAGTAGCAAGAGCTTTGAATGCTGTTCTAAACTCATTTACAACAGCAGACTTGTATTTGTTTGTGGAACCTTGCCACTTATCTGCTTCCATCCTCTCTTTCAGGTGCTCTTTGAAGGTTTTTCCTCTAATGGTAAGAGTTCCCATAAGTTCTCTAAACCTGTCGTAAGCCTCTTGACCTTTATCATTGTAATAAGAAGTAAGGTCAACCTCCACCATGTTACCAGAAGAGTCACGAAGCTCCATCTTGGTAGGAAGAGAGGGGAAACTATAGTCCATAAGAACAAGCTCATTCATTACTGGGTCTCCTTTCTTGGAAGACACCATCATAAGTGGATTGATTTTGGGGTTTCCAACTTCCGCCTCACCCCATCCTGACTTTTTGATGGTCTCTCCGAAGAAGTTTCTACGAAGTCTTCCAGCGGACTCTGTTATACCATAGAACTGCTTTATTTTCTCATAGGTGTTGTCTACAAAGTCCCAGTCATGCTTGACCGATACGGACTCACCCTCTGCTTGATACTTTCTAAAGTCTCTGGTAATACTTCCACCTGGGGCGTATTGAGATGCAATGCTGAGAATAAGCTTTTCTAGGGTTTCGAGACCTGTTTGCTCATCCCCACTAGCCCAAGATGTAAGTTCTTTTATAACCGTAATGTTAGACTCATTTGCCATGTACTCCATAGCAGCAAGGAGACCCCTAGCCGTGCCATCATCAGCATCCTCTGCCGAGAACTGGTTTACTTGGTTGGCAGAAACAAGAGACCCTAGAACAATACCTAATGGACCTAACCTTCTAAACTCAACAGAAGTTCCATTAGGGAACTTGATAGAGTAAGGTAGGTTTCCTGCTTCTAACCATGCTTCGTGTCTTTTCCAGTCTGAACTTCCTGGCCCTGGACCAACAAGACCATAACCATATTTGTCGTAAGACTCAGATAAGAGCCAAGAAGCAGTTACTAAGGCGGAACCAGTAGCAAATCTACCCATTGCTCTTGCTCTAAGAGCGGGGTTTCCTGAGTTCATGTCGGAAATAAACTGGTTCTTGTATCCAAGGAGTGAGTCGGGAATAGAATAATCCTTTCTAAAAGCCCTGACACCCTTTTCTGCGACCTTTCCAGCAAACCCAATAACAGGGTCTAAGGTCATTCTATCAGCAGAAATAGCAAGGTTGATGGGGGTTCTGAGGAAAGGAATAATGTGGGCAGCGACCTTTCCAGCTCTACCTTTTCTGAGTGAGTCTATCTTTGAACCAGTCCAAGCAAGAAGTCCATCATTAGGGTCAAACCTTTTTGTGTTAGTAACTTCATCTGCTGTTTTGGGAATAAGAGCATACTCCTGAGACAAGAATACATCAAGCTCCGCTGTTATTTGTGCTTCTGACTTATCGACGACATCGGTTACGGTGCTTCCTCCTTGCTCATCAAAATAACGAACTGCCCTACCTTCAGCATCTTTTAGGGCTCTTTGCTCTTTGAATACAAGGCCATCGTATGCCTCTTTGAACTTTCTCTCTACGAAGTCATTTAGTGATGCTCCATCTAGTCCTAACTTCCTTCCAACTGCTCTTAGGCTAGAACGAATGTGTGAGTTAGTTACTGCGGTCTTGTTCCAGTTATCTATCATCGCGGTTACGCCAAGACCTGTTTTATTTAGTTCAAGGATAGCGTCAACGAGTTCAGTAGTCATTTCTGATACAGCAATACCAAACTTATTTCCTACTAATGCCAAAGCATCCTCTTCTTTTAGTTTTGTAGCTGCTGACTTTTTGCGTTTTATTAGGTTAGAAGCAGAAGTAGTGGCTCCACCAACCTGAGCAGAAGCCTCAATACCTCTATCAGCCAAAGTAATAGAAGAGCCTGACCTAAAACTTTCAATAGAAGATAGAATGGCTCTCTGCTTGTCCTCCTTACTCATGTTCCCAAAAGGGTTATAGTAAGACATAACTTCTTTGAACCTATCTACAAGCATTGTTTTATACCCAACTTCTCTTGCTACTTGGTTATGAATTTTAGGAGCAAGTTCACTGAACTGGGAATCAAGAAGTTTTGCCGCTCTATCTCTAGAGTATTTTTGTACACCTAATTCTTTTCTTGCGTCACGAAGCTTTTGTCTGGCTTCTCTTCCTAAATTATCGTAGTATTGTTTTATTTCTTTAGTTTTTCCTAAATCGTAGGCTGTTTTTGATAAATCGTCGGCTGTTATTGCTAAATCGTCGGCTTTTGCTAAAGATTCTGCTATTACTAACTCGTCGGTTTTTGCTGAAGCTTTTGCTAATTCTTCTGCTAAAGTTTCTTCAAGAGACTCTAAAGTTTCTTCATGACCCATTATTTCGACTGCAAGCCTCTCTATTTCGGCATCATAACCCTTTACCCTTTTGTAAGTTTCCTCTGTCCTTTTGTATAGTTCACTTCCTTTATCAAGACCTTCACCAAAAAGTAACTTTCTTGGAGCAATAGCACCTATCATCTCAGAAAACTTGTCTACTACTACCTGGGCAGAGGAAGATAAGGCGTCTAGAATTCGTCCTCTTGGGGAACTAAGCATGTTAGCGTATCTATACTCAGTAACTAAGTCTACTATTCCTGGCTTGGAAAAAGCGGACAAGCTTGTAATAAAGTCAACCCCAGTAAGGTCTTCGCTGTATAGGCGATTTCTAATACCCAAAAAGACTTTTTCTGTAACCTCTGCTGTGGACATTCCCTCAGAGCTAGGTAACCGTGCTCGAAGTTTTCTTACAGCGTTCTCCTCAGCCTCTCGACTAAGTTTAGGAGACCTTGTTGCTTGTGTAGTAGCTCTTCTTGGCTTACGAACGAGACTTTCCAAAGGTTCTTCTAGTTCAGTAATGGCACCTCTATTGTTTAGAATAATGTCGAAAAGCCTATCAGCATTAGTGAAATGGTCTAACATCTCTGCCAAAAGCGTAGGACTTTTTATAAGTTCATCTCTGGAAACACTTATTATCTGTGCCATGCTTTGTGAGGGATTTTGGAGGTCCATCTTTTCTAATATGTCATCTATTCTTTGATTCGCAGAAGTAAGCTTAGAGGGGGACATACTCCTCATTGCTTGCAGAGAAGTAGTAGCAATGCTGGTTTCTAGTTGGCCTTGAACGTCCCTTAGAGTCTGAGCGGAGGTTATAAAGTTCCCAGCTATTTCTTGGAACCCTTTTCCTCTTTCCTCTTTTACCGCTCTTCCTAATAGCCTATTGGCAATAGCGTATTCCTTGGGGAAGTTCTCTTTTAGATACCCCATGTTCAATCTTTGTTCTGGGTCAAGAGCTTTTCCTGGCTTTTTAGTTGCCTCAACAACGTCAGCAAAGGCTTCCTGAAGTGCTACTTTATTTTCTTCTACTCCACGACCTCTGACTATTCTTGTGTTGGTTTCCTTTACATTTTGGATTGCCTTTCCAAACTCCCTTTCATCAGCTAAAGATAGGTCAACTATTCCTATAGTATTCTCTCTTCCTAAAATATCCTTAGTATACCAAGCATCTTTAGCAAGGGGAGAAAGTTCTTCTGCTTCTCCTGCCTCTCTGGCTAAGATACTAATAGCATCCTCCCCTTCTGCCTTTCTAAGCTCTTTCAGGTTGTCAACACCTCTTACGAATACCTCAGAAAGACCAAGGATTTTTGCCCCTTTTGCTACCCCTTTCATACCAACCTCGACAAGTCCACCAGTAAGGAATCCCTCTACGGCATTCTTGAACTTTCCTCTGGCAACAGAGTCATCAGGACTTGCTGCTAGGTATTCAGTAACGGGGTTTGCTAATGGAGTATTTTGAACAAGGTTAGAAAGGTTATCTTCCCCAACTTCCATGAAGGTAGTTTCTACAAGAGCCTCTTTTGCTTGAAGTCCTGCCAACTTTGTTACGGGCATAGCAGCAACTCTTTCAGCAACTTTTGTGGCACCTGGGGGAAGGGTCATTCCTGTCCCTTTTACAGCAGTACCAACTCCTTTTAGAGCAGCACTTCCTACTAGCATTCCTAGACCCCAGTTAGTTAGAGTAGAAGCTGCCCTACCTGCTTCCGTCTGGATTTCAAAATCAACCCCAATAACCTCTCCTAGTGCTTGTGTAACTTCCTCAGAACTCTTACCTTGGAAGCTCTCAGACTCAAAGTTCCAGTCGAGGTCAACATTTTCAATGCCAGGAAGAGCATTTACCAACCACTCTGCTCCTTCTCCTAATGACTCAATAGTTTGTAGAATGCCTCTACTAGTCTTCACAGCACCAAGAGCAAAAGCAGTTGCCCGCTCTTTTGCTTGTTCTTTGAAAGAAAGGTCCATGTATCCTTTATCAAAAGGAACAACTTTACCCTGGTCAGCAGATAGATAGTCAAACCCTTGTAAAGAGATTTCCTTCTTTCTCTGAGGTGAGTCAAAAGGGGTTGGAGTCTTTATACTCTTTTCTTGTCCACCTACTGCTGGAGTACCCTCTTTCTTATTTAGAGGGGGAGACATTTCCTTTTTGACAATGGGAATGTTCTGAGTAGGGTCTTGGTTTTCGTTTTGATTTTCGGGCATTATTGGTTCAGTAGGTTATTTTGTGCTTGGAAGAACTCAGCAGAGGACACACCTAAAATGTTTGAGAGATAGTCGAACTGACCAGACTCATAAACAAGATAGTATAGGTCTTCTTTGTTCGTGGCGACCCTGGTTCTTTGATAGTCAAAGTTGTTCTCAATGTCTAGTTCTGGGACAATGCTCTCTTGGTAGAACTCATTTTTCTCTTCATCATATAGAAAGGCGGTTCCAACCCCAGAATAAAGAACCTCATAAGGGACATACTCTTGGTTTACTTCCCAATACATTTTCTGTGCGGTCTCAAGAGGATAGTTGCCCTCTTTGATTGACTCATTGCTGTATGCTCTATTGATGATACTAAATACTTTTAGGGTGTTTAGCTTCTCCTTTCCTTCTACACTATCAGCCTCGTCCCTTGACTGAAGGACTGCTTGGTCTACTAACTGCTGAGGAATAAGCCCTGAGTCCTCTACGAGCGTCCCTGAAGCCTCCTCAGACCAAAGAGAAGTAAAGCTACCAAGGACAGAAGAGTGCCTTACAAAGCTTCTCATGAGGTCTCCGTTCCATTTGGACTCTGAGGACATTCTCTTGATACTTTCCTTTGAAGTAGAGTTGTAGTTCAAAGAGGATACGAGGTCATCAGAGAAGTTCCCATCGAATGCTTCACCAGAGTATTCCTCAAAAGAAGATAAGGTTGTTCTTGTGTTTTCGTAAAGAGGGAAGTTCTTTCCTTTTTGTGTGATAGGAGTTCCTTTTACTGCCTTTTTATTAGTTACTCTTGGTACTGTTGCTGTTGGCTCCTCAGCAAGAAAAGGGTTGTATTGACTTTTTGCAGCGTTCAGTGTCTCGTTGAACTTATCAGAGTATCCCTCTGGGTCAGTAATAAGAAGTTCTTTATTAGAGTCCATAAAGTTCTCCATAGTGTGTGTAATACTAGTAACATACGCCTGTTGGACTTCTATGCCCTTTTTGGTGATAGTTCCATCAGGTAGGACGAACCCCTTATCTACGCCGACTCCTTCTCTCTCCCCAGCGAAGGACTCATAAGAGTTATCTATAAAACCCTTTACCTCTTTTTCCAAGGCTGTACGACTAAAAGCACTTCTAGCTGACTTCCTTGCTGACTCCATACTACTAAAAGAACCAATAGCATTCTTCTTTTCCTGAGCGGTCATGTCAAGTCCCCTGAGTGCTTCTGATACAGGAACCCCGCTGGATACTCTTTCAGAAATAGTCTCTTCGTTACTTCTACGCCGCTCTAAGAACTCTTCTTTTCTCTTGTTACTTCTCTGCTTGTGCTCAAATACTTTGTCTCGAAGTTCCTTGCGAAGTTCATTTTTCCTAATAGGGTCTTCTGTCTTGGTGATGTCTTCTATTAGGGTTTGCTGAATGTCTGCCCAAAACCTATCCTCAGACTCAAACTCCTCTGCCTTGTCACCAAATAAAGTACGGTCAGCATCATCAATACCTTTGATGGAAATGTCAACAACATACTCAGCATCTTTATTATTGTCTGCCTCTCTATCTATTCTAAACTTTTTATCAGACTCCTCTTCAAAGGTGAGTCTATCTTGTGAAGAAACTATCAAAGATGATGCTCCATCAAAGTCACCAGCGGAAACCCGTTCCTTTATTTGGAATGTTCTTGCCCTTTGGTTGTCTGCTCCAATAGAAGAAATAGAGGAGCGAAGGTCTCTTGCTTGGTCGAGGAATGTATTTCTAGCTTCCCAACTTACACCAATAGCGACAAGTTCTTCTGGGGATAGGTTTACTAGTTGCTCATAAATAGCGTTGGCTTCTTTTGGGTTAGTAGTTTTTGTCAACTCAAATGCGGGGTTCTTGGTTCCCTCTTCCTCATTCAAGTATTGCTTAGAGAAGGCAAGGTCTGACTGGTTTTTGTAGACTCTCTGGTTTCTAAGATAACTATCCTCAGATGACCCACTAGAAGCACTTGCTAGGCTACTAAATAGTTTGTTGTAGGAGTCTCTATTATCTCCCTCGGAAAGACTGATAGGACCAATTTTAGCTTCGCCCAGGTCAATGAGAGTAGCAAGAGCTTCCTCACTCCTTCCTGTATTTGCCATTCTAATAAGTTGAGACTTTACCTCAGCAAATACTTCTGTTGCTACTTTTGGAACTCCTGCCTCAAAAGCACTAGTGGCTATTTCATTCAAAGCCTCCCTTTTGTTCTTGACGTTGGAACTCACAAGCGAACCGATGTCTTGGTATAAGTTTATTTTTGCTTGGTTTTCCTTCTTTAGTGTTTCAAGTTGGAAAGCAACCTCTTCTACCTTTCCTTGTAGTTTAGCGGAGTGTTTATTGTATTCAGTAGTGTAGTAAAAGTTCTCAAGAGTCCCTTTCTCAACCATCTCTAAGTTTAGTTCTGGGTGAAGGTCTTTACGAATAGACTCCCTTGCTTCTTTTATTGCTTGCGAGAATGGAACTTCTAGGTTCACACCAGCACTAGCAGCATTTGAGTACTTATCAATAATCTCAGAAATACTACTTTTCTCAAGGTCAATAGCTCTTCGTGCCAAAGCCTGAGAAGTTCTTGCCTTAGCTAGTGGAGTATAGACTCCTGGAATAGCGCCCTTGTAGCTTTTACTCAGACTCTTGAGCCCTTCTATTCCATCTTTGGCTAGGGCTTCATTTATCTTTTGTTCTGCCTCTGCCTCTGCTCGAAGGTCTAGACTTTGTGCTATTTTTGGAGCAACATCCTGAAGCATAGCTAGGTCATAAAGAGTCTGAGTCTTCTTTACCCCCTGTTGAATGTAGGTGTCCCTAATGGTTGCCTGGGGGATAATACTAGCTTTTGATAGGTCTTGGGGTGTTATTCTTTTTGCCATAGTTTAGAATCCAGAGAATGCCGAGGGGTTAGGGAGAGGATAACTGGGCATTGTTAGTCCACCAGGAGCACTAAATAGGCCTGCTCCCGTAGTTTGCATAAGGTAAGCATCAGTTCCTGCTACTGCTCCAGCAATAGATAAGGCTGTGCTGAATAGAGAAGGGCCAGGAGCAATACTTGCCTTGATTGCTTCTATCTTACCAAAACCAGTTTCCATTATGTCTTTTATTTGTTGGTCCTTAGCTCTGACCATGAACTTTTTATTCATTTCCATAGTCTCTAAGAACCTACCTTCTTGCCTTTCAATGTCGGCAAGGATACGCTCTCTACCTCTACCACCAACACCTGACTCACCTGCTGAGACAGAGGCTACTCCTTTTGCTCTCGCAGCATCTTCCTTTTGTGCGCTGATAGCATCTTCAAGACGCATGTTCTCTTCTTGGAAGCGTTGACGGGCTCCTGAAAGTTGGTTTGCTGTTGAGCGGTTGATACTGGCTATGTTTCTTGCTGCTGCTCTTCTAGAAGCTCTAGCAGCTTCCGCTGACTGGAAAAGTCCAATACCAGCACCAATGAGAGGTAATGCTGCTCCGCAAATGTTAGTAACTCTCCTTGCTGGAATCATAGGCTCCAGCGTACCTTGCTCCTTCAGTTTGAGGAACCTCGTAGACGAACTGTTTCATCTTTTTACCTTTCACTTCAACCTCTCCTTTGAACTCCCCACCAGACGACTCAATCCATCTAATAGACTTTTTGTTGCTACTTGGAATGAAGTTCGTAAGATACGAATAACTGCCTGAAATAACTTTCCACATAAGCGGCGTAGTTTTGATAAAGTCTCTTTTATTTTCATTTATTTTATTTGTTCCTAATAACCATGCGACTCCAATAGTATCGCTGTGTCTTGTTGCCCCGAACATAAACTCAGGAGTTCCATCTATGATTCCAGTAAAACATAGCTTGCTTTTCAGCCCTGTCCGTAAGTTTTCCTCTGGGGAAGAACCAGTAATAAGACACTCTTCTACATCTGAGTCTCTTAGGTTTTCTAAAATGTTAGGAATGTCTTCTTCAATACTGGCTCTTATGTAAATCATTGTGCGAGTCTTCCTCTTATTCTATAGTTTATTAGATAGTAGGCTGAAATAAAGTTACAAGGATAAGGAGTGCTATTTTCCAATGTAATAGTTGTGTCGGGTGCCTTTCCATGAACAGGAATACGGAAGTTCTTATCATCCACTAAAACGCTATCAATGGATGTATTGGTCTCGTCAGCCAGTAGACCTGAATAGGTATAAGAATAACTAGGTCTATTGTCTACGGAGACGTTTGCCGTACAATACCTACTCTGAGAAAGAACTAAGTCAGCGTATCTTACTGTTTGTGGTGGAGCGTATTCCCCTTGTATTCCTTTATTGTGTTGAAGCTTTACAATAGGAGGAGCGAGTTCTACGGACTGAGTAAAAGTCTGACCAATGTAGACGGGTTCTCCTGTCGTATCTCCTCTAACTTCTATCTCAGCACTTGTATTGGAAATTGTTTGATAGATAGTCATGTCATCAGAGTTGACTACAATAGCAGTTACGTTAGGGTCATCTATCCAAGCTAGGTTGAGGACGTAGGTTGTCTTATCATAGAAGGAGTCATAAGTGATACTAGAACAATCAGCATCCGTAGTGCGCCTATCAAGATGCGCTTTGAAGTCTGAGTTAGTATCAGAAAGACCTGTCGATACGGGAATGTACTCTAAAAAGTTATAGTCCCCTCTACGCACAACCATGTAAAGGTCATTATCTATAAACTCAAAATGCTGAGGCTTTCCATCATTGAAGTCCCATTTACCCCAAGCACCTTGAACCTTTTGCCCTTCTCTATACTGGTAGGAATAGGTCCATAGAATGTTTTCCTCACCTACTGTATTTGTTCTACATACGAAGATGTTTTCCAAGGTGGTAAGAGCAACTAAGTCTATTTCACCAGGAATAAGGTCGGGGACATCAGTAGTATTTTCTACTCCCTGATAGATGTCGTTCTCTTCTGATACTCTAAATAGTTCTTTGATACCTGAGTGCTGACCTTTCTTGAATGGGAATAGAATAGTTTGACCAGTGCTTATAGGTTTTGCCTTGGGGTTATACTCATAGTCAGTAATAGGAAGTAGTTGAACCGTTCTTGGGGAAAGGATAGTAGCGCCTCTGAGGACGAACTGAGACCTGTCCGTAAAGAATACCATGTCATCAAATAAAGGTTGTGCCTCTTTGAAGTTGGTAATCTTGGTGTGGTTTGTCTCTACATCAATAGGGTCTGAGTCTAATAAAGTAAGAAGCGTTGTGTTGTAGAAGTTGTAATACTCCCCCTGCTCGCTCATAATGATGTTAGGACCAGAGAAGAACCCTAACCTATCCTTGAAGAAGAAAGCCCCATCCAGCTCTCTACCTACGAAAGACGGGTCAGGGTTTGACTTTTCGCCAGTATCTCCTACAAGTCTATTTTCCCATGAAATAGCATCATAGGTAAAACCACCACTATCACCTACTAAGGAGCGTGGCATAGTGGAAGCATCTAAACCTAAAGTGACGGAGGAGGCAGCACATTCTTCCCAATAACCTTTTGAGAAAGAGCCATCTTCTGCTACAAACTTGGCATAATAGTCATCACCTTCAAGTTCAGCATCACCAACTATCTTGATAATAAAGTCATTTACAAAGACTTCTGGAAGATACCCATTGATACGAGGAACGGTTTCAGTGAATACAATAAGAGAAGTATCCCCCAAGCCATCCTCAGCATGAATAGATAGAGTGTCCGTAGCAGGAGTAGGAACTTGAAAAGACAATACGGAACCAACTCTTGTGGTTGTAATGCCGTGAGCACCTAAGTCTATCTCAGTCTTTAGTTTTTGAGCAATAGCGAGAGTTTGAATACTACTGATTTCAGCACCAGTAGCAGTGTTTCCGTCCCAAGTCTCGCATACATAAGGACCATAAGCTGTTCCATTTAGAGTAAGGGTAATAGAGTATTTTTGTTTTGGTCCACCTACTGATACATAAGCACCACCTTGAGAACTAGTGGTTGTTGCTGGGGTAGTTCCTGCGGTTCCAATGGTCTCCTTCTTGTTCAGGATAATGGTTGTGTCTCCTACCGTAATAACCTCAATGTCCTCTGGACCAGTCATAGAGGTAAGATAAGTTGTGAAAGTATCACTCTCAGTTACGGTTATTTCTGAGCCATCTGAAGCATCTAGAACTCTAACGCTTGAAGGAGTTATTTCTACCAAGTATCTTTCAGTAGAAGTTCTGTTGATAAAGTGATACTTGGCAATAGCAGGAGCAGTAGTAGGAGCCCCAGGAGTTCCCTGGGTAGGATAAATGTGTTCAGTCCCTGGTCTTTTGATAAGCCCTTTTGTGTTAGAAGGGATACAGTTTACCATGTCTGAGACCTTATTAGTTGGTCTTGTTGAGACAGGACTTTGAGAAATGCCCCCAATGAGGTTTTCTGAATTTATCTTTATGTTGCTCATTAGAACCTATTCAAGTTATCTAGGCTGTTGTCTCTATTTACGATGCGTCTATTTCTAGCTCCGAAGACATCGCTCTGAGAAGTTTTTAGTTGCTCCTTTCTAAGTCCTTGCCATGCTACTTGCTCATCTTGTCTTGTAAAGGAAGCAGTAGCCCCATCACCTAGGACTCTATCAGCATACATACGAGAAGCCCTAATAGTAATAAACCTTCTGGCAGCCTCTGGTAAGTCATCCCATTCTTGTATTTCAACTACGGTAAGAGTAATAGAAGTTGAGAACTCATTTGTGTTATCCTCAAAGTCAAATAGTTTCCCACTCTTAGTTGTGTATTGTGTGTTCTTATTTCCAAAGAAGCGTAAGATGTCAGAAGGGATAGTTATAGTGTTATCCGCTGCTGGGTAATAGGTTCTCTTTCCTGAGTTGAAGAACCAGCCCATGTTCTGAACTTCTTTGTTGACCTCTTCTAGCGTGTTTATAGCTATCTGGACATCAACTCCAGGCGAGGTTAGTGTATTTACTGGGCTTTCCCCAACTGCTTGTAACATAGTATTTACGGCTTCTAGCCAAGATGTTTTGGAGTTCATTATTTTCTATGGGGAAAGGGTAGATGTGGGAAGGGACCAAAGCCCCTTCCCGTAGAGTTATTTAGTTATTACTAAGAATCAGGTGAAGAGAAGTCGCCCACAAGCTTCTGGACGAAGAACGCCAACACCAAGAATGGTCTTAGCGACAACGAGGTCAGCCTGGAACTCAATCATACGCTCAGTTTCGACGGCGACATCAGCAACACGAACAGCACCAGCGGCGCTCTTGTGGAAGCCAATACAAACATTCTTAGCCATGTCTGCTGTGTAGTCGTTACCTTTAGTTCCACCAGTACCGTCAATACGGTTAGTATCACCAGTAAAGGTATCCGTAGGAAGGTTTGTAGACTTGATGATGTTGAAACCAGCGTAGCGGGGGAGCATACCTTCAGCAGTATCAGCCGTAGACTTGTAATCCTGGCTCAACCAAAGGTTAGTAGTTGCGCTAAGGTCAAGAAGTAGACGATACTGTTGGGGACGAAGAGCAATAAAGCGGTCCTCTTCGGGAACATTCTTGTCATCAAGGTGCTGGGCAAAGCTGTGAATCCAACCAATAACATCAGCCGCTGTAATGGCAGCAAGAGAGGTAGCACTATCGGTCAAAGTATAACCTTGAGGACCACCAGTGTAGGTGGCAGAAGCAACAGCGCCATCGTGAATGACACGGGCAACGTTATTATCAATAACCTCACCAAGTTCTCTACCCATGTTTGCAGCGTACTCTTGACGCATAGGAGCAGCCATAAGCATTTCCTGAAGGTTGTCAATCATGGTGTGAGAAATAAGGGGACGGTCAGCATAGATAACCTTCTCGCCCTGGTTTGCGGTTTGAGTTGTACCAGTAAGGTCAACACCAACAGCGTGATAAGCTGTACCAAATGCCCCGAAAGCAGGGAACTGGTGAGAGTCAGCACCCGCCTTTAGAACATGAGAACGAATGTTTTGAAGATGCTTTGCTTT